CCAACATGGGACTTACAAGCGCGTCACCACGCACGAATGGTTGACAAGAGTTCAGATCACGTCGGTCACCTCAACAGCGGCCAAGCCGCGGCACCCTGCCATTTAAGGTGGGCACGGGAGTCGTAAGACTCCTCGAGGTGATTAACACACCTGTTCTCGGCTACCCGAAGTATTTAGCTTCGGACCAGGGGCGTTCGCATAATCTACTAACCCCCCAGCCAACCCACTCGCGAATGGGCCGCACAAAGCCCATACCGCTTTCTTTTCCTCACGCGGCGCCGCAACCAGGGAGACTAGTCTCACCGGGATGAGGTTGCACAGAGTAAGGAGGAGGAACCCCCCTCCCGACTTCCACGAGCCCGTCGGAGATGACGCTGTCAAAGACAGCCACCTCGAGACGACGGACTAGTGGAGCGAGGAACGACTTCGAAGAAGTCGTCCTTCGCCTGTCCGCCACCGCCTTGTTCCTCGAAAGGAACGAAAACTCTACGTCAGAAGAGAACCGTAGGTCAAGACAAGGGTAGTCATTACGACGAACCTTCGCCGCCGACAACGCGAGGCACCACCGCAAAGCGGAAGCCTCGACGTCGACCGGGCGCCAACCTGCGGCCCACTTGTGAGACGCCTGCTCGCGGGAGTTGAGGGCGGAGAGCTCTTCATCGACATCGTTGATCGGTACCCAAGTGACAAAGTCACTGGGTAAACCGACAAGGTGCTTGTCGAATGGACGAGGACACTCTCCACCCTCTAGCTCAAGCAGCGAAAACTTCTTGGCGAGCCTACGCGCCAGCAAACCCCTAAAGCCGAGAGCGGTCAGCGGCAAACCAACCGAACGGAGTTCGGCGATGTGCCACTTGAACCACTCAAAGCCACAGGTGTAACGCTTCTCTGAAGGACAGCCCGCGAGGAACTCCAAAAAGGAAGAACCAAGCGAGCCGGGATGATCCGCAGGACGGAACATACCGAAGCGTGCTGACCACGAAGGCTCAAGACACCCCTCCCTCCACTCTAAAAGAGTGGAGTTGATGGTGCCCCAAGAAGTCCCCACGGAGGTCTTGGTGACCTCGGGCGTAAGCCCGACCGAAGGAAGAACGGCGAACCATCTGTCCACGGACTCCTGTAAGGGAGTCTGGAACAAGATGTCGTCCCCGTTGATGAGACAAGGAGTCTCACCCCCGAGTCCAGCCCACAAGAAAGCGAGACGGTTCTGCAGGCAGAGGAGAGGGAAGCACAAAAGTGCTCCCATCATCTGACCGCGAGAAACATCCCCGTGGCATTCCCATTCGGTGAACGCACACATCTCGGGGCCGTTCGTCGTCCACAAAGTCGGACGCAGACTGGACTTAGCAAGAGACCAAACTTCCTTCGGCACAAAGACCGAATTCCGTTCCGCCTCCTGGAGGATAGCCTCGGCTACCTCAATTGACAGCCCATCACTGGCCGACTTGTAATCACCAGAAACCAGGATACCTGAACCCTCCCGAAAGCCGGCCCTGCGCAAAGCACGGGCGGTGGGGGGGCCCCTCAGTAACCATTTTTGGCGGGACAAGGCCCCGTACAGTGTCGAATGGAGCGGCTTCAAGAGAAACTGCTCCGACCCAAACTTTGTCAATGGTCTAGGCTTCCCTGCCGACTGGACTACGATTGCCAAGGCATCCGCCCCCTCACTCACACCGACGCCGTGCAAAACGGCGTCGAGGTAAGACGAGGAGTCGAATGTCGTGGCGCCTAGGTTCCCCCCCTTCGACCTCGGTCCGCCTATGCAGGCAGAAAGAGGAGGAGCGGCCGAACTGGCAAAAGACTCGTAGCACCGGTCCCAGCCCTTCGAAAGAATCCGTCGCGTCTCACGACGAACGAACTGAAGGTAACCGGAGGGGAGCTTAAGAGGAGGCAACGTCAAACGGGAAACCAGGTCGTCAAGCATCGGGCCCTCCATGCAACAGCAGGAGGCCGGGAGTCCTTTCTTAATCGACTGAAAAGCCATCTGATCGGCCGGCTTTTCATAGAACTCCTTCCCGAGGTACGCCTTGACGGCCCGGGCCAATTCCGAACAAGTCCCTCCCTCGAACACGAAGGAGGGCACAGGCCCGCAAATCAGCCTAGCCGAGGACACGGACTTCTCTACGTACTCGAGAGTCCGCTCCTGGTAGGCGCGGCAACGCCGCGATTTAGGGCGCCGACAAGACATCAAAAGCCTTCGAGCCTCCACGAGGGAGGTTAACGACACAGATGTCCTGGCTGCCAATCCGCTGAGTACCAAGCGGATTATTGGCGACGCCCAGGCGCGAGAAACCGGGGCGTT